GGTTCTGTTGATGCAGGTTGGGGAAGATCTACATGGGGATCTTTTGCATGGAATGAGAATATAGAATTTATTACCAACGTCAGTAGCGTTACGATGTCTACTGCGTTAGGCACTCCTACAGTAGAAGTAGGATCTGGTGTTATAGTAAACGCAACACCTGTCACCATGACGGCTAGTGCGGGAACTCTCGTAGTTTCTGAGGCAACTGCTTTAGTAAACCCAACTGCATTAACTGTTGGTGTAGCTTTATCAGGAGCCACTGTTTCTGGTGAAGGAAGTGTTGCTGTCATAGCACCTTCTGATCAATTAGATTTTGCTATCGGAACTCCTACTATTGAAATATTTACACAAGTAGATCCTGTTCCAGTCACAATGACTTCAGCTTTGGGCACTGCTGTTGCAGAAGCTGACGCTTTAGTTACTCTTGGTAGTTTAAGCATGAGTTCTGCGCTAGGAACTGAAACTGTAGAGGTAGGCACAGGAGTTATTGTAAGTGTTTCAACAGTAGCCTTATCTTTTGCTGAAGGAACCACTACAACAACAGGAGGAGCCACAGTCAATGTGACAGGTCTTGATCTATCAATAGTCACAGGAAATCCATTTGCAACACCTTGGGCAAATGTAGTAACAGGTGCAAGTAATACTTGGACAGAGGTAGATGCAGCATAAAAAGTGTTGCTTGAATAGCAAAAAAGGATATATTTTAGAGAGGTAAAAATATGGCAAGCACATTTACAAGTAGATTTAAATTAGAGAAGATGGAGACAGGGGCTAACGCCAATACCTGGGGCACCAGAACTAACAATAACTTAGACGTTTTAGACGCTTTTGGAGGAGGCTACTTAGCCAAATCTGTAGCAGGTTCTTCCAACATTACTCTTTCAACTGCAGACGCAGATCCAACTGCTGAGTCCTCTAATAAAATAATTGAACTCACAGGAGCTTTAACAGGAGACATTGTTGTTTTTGTTCCCGCTACAGAAGGTGAATATGTTTTCTTTAATAATACTTCTGGTTCTCAAACTTTAACTATTGCAGCTACAGGGCATACAGCAAATGGTATTGCAATCGCTCAAGGTGCTTACTCACATATTTATAATGACGGTTCTGCTAATTTTAAAATGTATAATGCAGTTGACAAATTGGGGGCATTGACTATTGCTTCTGGTCAAAATTTAACTGCAGGTGGTGGTAACATCACACTTAGAAGTAATGGACAAGTTCAAGCTACTTTATTTACAGGTAGTGGTGCAGGTTTAACAGGAGTTGAACCTTTTGCATCAGGAACAAAAATGGTTTTCTATCAAGCCTCAGCTCCAACAGGTTGGACACAAGATACTGCAACAGCTTTAAGCGATGCTGCTTTTCGTGTGACCACAGGTACAGGCGCAGGCACAGGTGGTAGTGATACTTTTCAAACAACATTTGCAGCTAGTAGATCTTTACAATCAGGAGCAATCCCTGTTTCAGGTTCTGTTTCTGTTTCAGGTAGTGTTGGTTCTCACACACTATCTACTCCAGAAATTGCATCACACTCGCATACGATGACAGTTAGAAATCCGGCTAATCCTAATAACAATGGATCAATGTCTGGTGTAACAGGTGGTACTTTTTCAGGAACTAGAAACCCTTCTGATTCTACCGCAAATGCAGGTGGTGGTGGAGGTCACACTCACCCCTTTAGTGTTTCTAGTGCATCCCTTTCATCTGCGGCAACTGCCGATACGGCACTTACAATACCCGCAATGAATATTAAATTTGCAAACGTGATTGTAGCCGCTAAAGACTAGTGCCTATATTTGACCCTGATGGTAAGTGTCCTCTTTTAAATAGGAAGTGTATTAAACATCAATGTGTTTGGTACAATATGCTTCAAGGTAAAAACCCTCAAACAGGATTAGACGTTCAAGAATGGGGCTGTTCTATAGCTTGGATTCCCTTACTGCTTGTAGAAAATTCAGCAAAAACGGCAGGAGTTCAGGCAGCTACTGAGTCTTTTAGAAATGAAATGGTGCAATCAAATAATATAATGACTAAGGTTTTAGCTCAAAGTGGCGATGCACAAAAAGCCATGGCAACGGCTTCTTCTATATTTGAAATAATTGGTAATCATCAAAAAGCTATTGATACTAACGATGAAAATTTGGAAGAGGAAACCATTAGACAATTAAGTAATAATAAGGTAAAAGTTAAGAAGAAGCCTAAAAAGGCAATAACTAAAAAGGTAAAAAAAAATGGCAACAACCGTAAATAACACAACAGTTCAAAGTAGAATAACTATTCTTTTTGATGCAGGTGGAAACCTTAATGGTAATGGTCCTGCTAAAGGCACAGGTGATACTGAGTCTGATGTTTATTTAGATGATAAAGTTTATCTTAACTTAAGATCTCATACAGAAATAGATGCCAGTGTTCATGCTCTACAATGGGATGCTACAACAAATACTGGTGAATTAGAATATGTGGACACCAGAGCAAATGATTCTTTATCCTCTTTTCCTCAATGGGCTACCAATGTAGTTATCAGAGCGGAAGCTCAAGATGTTTGGAATACAAATTATACATCAACATATAACGCACATTCTGATGCAAACGCTGAAGATGACTCTGCTGCTGTAACTGCAGCAACAAGTTCAGCCGATACAGCTAGAAACAATTACCTATCAGGTCATAGTATTACTTATTAAGTAAGTGCAAAACTACATTTTAGAAGTAAAAAAGCTTATTCCAAAAATTCAATGTAAAAAAATAATTGATTATTTTGATGATAACTTTTTTGATGCGAGAGTAGGCACGGGTTGCATAGATAAAGAAATAAGAAACTGTGTGACTAGAAACATTTTGGACACCAAAACTTTTGGTGAAAAAATCGTGTCGAATTATGTAAAAAGTAAGTTGCACGATTGTGCAAAGTTTTATCAAAAAAAACATAATCATTTTAATTTTTCAAAAATTTCACAATTAGATCTCTTAAAGTACGATAACAATAATTATAAATCAGGGTATGCCTATCATGTTGATACGGGAGTAGGCACGCAAAGACATATATCTATTTCAATCTGCCTTAACAATGACTTTGAAGGTGGTGAATTTGTTTTTGATTTACCAAAACAAGAATATCAAATAGGTCAAAATGTTGGTGATGCTCTAATCTTTCCTTCCAATTTTCTTTTTCCTCATCAAGTGAATCAAATAACAAGAGGCACTCGATATGCATTGATAGGTTGGATAATATGAAACCAATATTTATAGAGAATTTTTTACCCACTCAATTGTTAAATTTTTTAAATAGTTACTGCATAATTAAGTATTCAAATTTAGATAATTATAATGTCGATCCTCAAGCAAGCAGTTTAATAGGTGTGCATGGGTGTCCTGTTATGGAAACTCTTATGGATTTAAGCACTCCTGTTATTGAACAAAATTTAGGAAAAAAACTATGGCCAACTTATTCTTATTTTAGAATTTATGATAAGGGGTCGGATTTAAGAATACATACAGACAGAGAATCTTGTGAATACACTGTAGCCTTATGTTTAGGTTGTGAGCCTTCAGATCAACCCTACGAAATTTTTATAGGTGAGAAAGACGATTCTTCAGATTACAAATATTTTGAAGGTGATACACTTGTTAAGTGTAGGATTGATCATAAATTTAGTATGAAGCCAAATAACGCTTTAATATTTAAAGGCATGAAAACAATACATTGGAGAGAAATCTGTAAACATGATCATTTTATAACTGTCTTTTTGCATTATGTAGATCAAGAGGGCGAATATAAAGAATTTAAATATGATAAAAGAAAGTCTCTAGGCCAATAAAGGCATGCCTTTAAAAATTACTTTTGAATCTGTTTATGAAGATCTAGTTTTAAAACCAAAACCTGCTTTACAATTTATACCTCAAGCTTACAAAAAATTACAAACTAATATAAATTTTGAAACAGCCACTGTTAAAAAATGTGTTCCTGTTTTGGATGCTTTAACTTGTGGATATATTATACCTTTTTCTTTTGATATAGGCTTTCATTACGATCAAGAAAAAAATATGGCACATTTTAATCTTAATCCAAATCTACCTCATGACATCTTAGCTTATTTTGGAGTTGAAGGTCACGTTAATGAACAAATAGGTAAAGGTTTTATGCATAGTAGAAGAACGATTGATGCTGTTTTTAAGTTTTCAAATCCTTGGATTGTAAAAACACCTCCAGGATATAGTTGTATTTTTACACAACCTTTTAATAGAAACGCTCCGTTCAAAATTATTGATGGCATTGTTGATACAGATACCTATCAATATCCTGTATTTTTTCCTTTTTATTGGACTGCCGATTGGAAAAATGACGAAACATTAGAAGCAGGATCTCCAATGGTATTAATTATACCATTTAAAAGAGAGTCTTGGAGACATGAGACAAAAAAAATAGATGATCAAACTTATAGAAAGACAAACGTTAATCACTTTAGAAGCTTTTGGAACAATTATCGTAATAAGTTTTGGCAAAAGAAAAGCTATAGATGAAAAAAGAACTTATTGTAATTGATGCGGGAATAGGCGATGCCTGCACCTTAACTAGTGCTTTGACTAAACTTAACAGTCCAGTTTGCATTTTAACCTCTTGGCCTTATATTTTTAACAATAATCCAAATGTAATTAAAATCTATGATGCACGGTTTTTTGCTCGTCTTGGAAATCATAAAGATTTTTTTAAATCTTTTGATACGATTCAGGACATGTACCCCTACGCTGATAAAACGTTCTTAACAACAAATCAACACATTATTGATTATTGTCATAGTATTTTTAACTTACCAAACTCAAGCCTTGAAAATGAGTTTTATATAAACGAGCAAGATTATACTGATGTAAATGATTATGTTGATGACAATTTAATTCTTTTTCAATGGTCTGGTAACACTCACGATGAATATAAACAAGTTTATAAAAGTTTGAGTAGGAGTAATGCTCAAGAGATAGTCGATTACCTTAACTCTAAAAATTTAAAAGTTCTTGAAGTTAGAGCTTTGTATCAAAAACCCTTACAGAATACAATAACTTCAAACCATTTAAGCTATAAAGAATATTTATTATTAACTCAAAAATGTAGATTTTTTGTGTCTATTGATTCTTGTTTACAACACTTTTCTTGCAATAAATTTAATAAGAAAAAAGGCTTGGTATTGTGGGGAACAACTAGTTATAAAAAATATGGATATGAACATAATATTAATTTACAATCTGAACTACCAAACTCAATGTTTTTTGAAGGAGAAAGTCTATTTAGTAATATAGATAAATTAATAAATGAGTGATTTTAAAGTAGAAAAAACTAATTGGTTTCCAACAGAAGTGTATAGCACAAAAATTGATGATAGTATTTGTGATAATATTTTAAAAGACATAGAACATGATAAAAATCAATGGGAAAAAGGATTGAGATATGTTGATGCAAAAACAACTGGTTGGAATGGTCTTAAAAGATATCAAGTTATTAGAGATTTATCTGACTTTATAAGTAAAAAGGTTTTACCAGAAATAGGTAAAACAAAACAATGGAAATACAATAATTGGTATGCACATGAGGCTTGGATAAACTTTTATGAAAAAAAAGATAAAGCTCATCTGCACTTTCATGCAATAGCAGATTATTCTGCGGTGCTAATAGTTCAACCAGGTAAAGGTAATTTAGTATTTGCAAAAACAGAAGATGTTCAAGGATTGAGTAAAAAGTTTGAAGAACAAATCAATCAAAGAATAAATGAACAAAAAGGAACGTTAATACTATTTCCCTCATGGCTATATCATGCCGTGGAAGATTGTGAAATAGATAGAATTACGGTTGCTTTTAACTTTACAAATGAAGAAAATATAAACGCTTATCAGGAGAACAAATGATTAAAC